GACTTCTTCTCATAACCAGGAGTTCCAGGACCCTCATTACGAGTAGCAAGATTGTGAAGAGTTTTATTATCTCTAGCAGTTCTCTTACCACCACCCTTCTGATAGGGAGTGCCCTTCATATCTCTTGCTCTCATCTGACGCTGACCAGTCAACGCTTCATCAACCTGCTCTACTTCCTCTTTCTGTTCTAACTCTTTGATCTTTTTCATATTGGCTTGATATGCCTTATCATATCCACCACCCTTTTTGGGAACACCACCATGCTTCCCACCAGGTCTACCAAAAGGATCCTTTTCCTCTTTCTTATACTGAGGATGGTCATCCATCTTCATACCACGCTTTTTCTCAAGACGTGCCTTACGCTCAGCAGTTCCCTTCTCAGGATCAGTGTCGCGAATGCCTTCGTTCATGTGGTCAGCAGCCTTGTAACGCTTGTCACCTGCCTTGAACTTTTGATAAGCAGGAGTATTTGCTTTCTTATCAGCATTAGTAACCATCATACGGGTATCTTTTGGTGCTTCCTTCTTAGCAGGAGTTCCACCATAGACTGCCTCATCAACATTCTCTTCCTTCAGTTTGTCAGCAACCTTAAGTGCCATCTTTCTGACACCACGCTTAGCAGAAACTTTTGCTCTCTGGACAGCAGGAGTTGCCTTCATCTTGAGGTTTCTTGCTTTGTTATATCCCTTGACAGCAACTTTACCAAGGAAACCTTTTGCTTTCTGCTTCAGTTTATCTCTGGTTCTCTCACGCTTAGGTGCTTCGGTGTCATGTCCCATAGTCACAGTTGCTTCAATAAGAGCCTGCTCAATTGCTGATTCTACATCATCTTCTGAATATCCTTCTTCAATTAATTCGTCATATACTTCTTCAACAACATCATCAAGTTCATCAATCTGAATTTCTTCAAGAAGAGTTCCACCTATCTCTTCAATTGCCTCACCCAACTTAGGATTGATTTTGATATTATTTTTTACTTTCTTTTCTTTAATGGGTTTTTCATCCATATCATCACCCATGACCTCAGAGAGATCAGTTCTCCAATTAGATAAACTCTCTTTCATTCCTTTCTTTTTAGACATCGCTTTACCGATGGCCTTACGACGATTCATCAGATACTTATCAGTCTTATCAACCTTCTTATCATTATTCACATCATCATCTTCTTGTCCCACAGGGTCAAGAGACTCAAAGTGAGGGTTCTTCATTTGAGGACCCTTGGCAAGTTCTTTACGTGCTTTCTCATTATTTGCCTGACGTTTTTTCATATCAGTCTCAAGATATGAATCATCCTTCTTCTCAGCAATGGACTCTCTATAAACTTTCGAGAGCTCATTCAAATGAATTTGAGACATGGTAATTCTACTACTTTTTTTTCTTATATTTATTTATTAAATTCTTGATACCAAGTGTTCCTGTCATTCTCATTGTATACTCGCGATGAGAATCTGTTCCTACTTCCCTTTGAGGTCCAGGAACACCCGATGGACCTGGATAATTTACAACTGCCTCCATTACATCACGAATCCAAGATTTGAACATATAGTTTTCTTTGGTTACACAAATGAGATGGTTGGTTCCTCTACGGATAATCTCTCCAACTAATCCAGTATTTAAATTCTCTACAATGTCACCAATTCTAAAAATATTTTCGCTGACATATTGCTCACGAAGACCTCTAGGATCACATTTTGGTGCTATCTCCCACATCTCTACAACTTCTTTCTTCTTTGCTTTAACCTTCATACCAGTACGAACTGCATCAAACAATGCTTGAGTATCGCCATCATCTAAGTCCTTTGGTGTACCACGACGAAATGATTCAAAGTCACCATCAACAACAGCCTTTCTCATCTTGGATGCTGACATACCCTCAACACCTTCAGCATCTGCATCTCTTACACCAGCAGAGATCACGCGAATATTTTCAAAGTCATAGAGTTCACCATTATATTTGGTTGCTAGGTTCTCAAACTCAGATTGTCGATCAGATCCTACGATGATATTAACATTTCTGTATCCTTGTTCATTTGCTAGAACCAGGACATCAAAAATTGATTTCATCTCATCATCATTTATAATACTCTCTGCATAATCAGGGAACATCTTTTTCATAAAAGAAATTTTCATGTCAGGATCCAGTGGATTTTTCTTAGGATCTTGAGAACGTGAAGGGTATATCTTTAGATCTCCACCTGCTGATGCTTTCTTAGCTGCAGAAAGTAACTTACCATGACCTACAGTTGGTGGATTGAAGCGACCAAATGCTGTAGTTAAAGTTTCTGCAGTCTCTTCAGAAGTTTGATCTGTCTCACCGGCTTTTGCTCTCTCCGCACCAGTCTCTTTAGGCGCAGCCTTCTTAGTCTTTGCTTCAGGTTGTGGTTTTGCTTTTCCCTTTGTAGTAGTTTCATTTTCTGCTTTTGCTTTCTTCTTATCAACAAACTTCAGCTTGCCATCTTCAGTAGTCGCAACAAATTTGCCACGGGTATCCAACCAACCACCATGGCCGTCACTCTTCAAGTTCAGTTTTTTCGCCTGCATACTTGCCTGCGACTGTGCCTCTGTCAGGAACTGAAAGAAACTTTTCATTGATATTAATATTTCCTTATATTGTATTTAGTGTATCAAAATACCTTAACATAGACACTCGCGTTAAAATTAGTTCTTCTTGGAGAAGGATCCATACTAACTTCCTTTTCCAACTCCATTTCTTCTTTATTTAATCCAGTGACATAACTGATTGATCCTGCTGCTTCAAATAAATTCTGAATAACTCTTTTTTTTACTTGTTCATTTGGTATTGCATGTATTGCTAACCCCAATTCACCAGCTCTTGCTTTACTCCAAACTGCATCCGGTTCTTTCATTTTTCCAGGATCAAAATTCATATTATTAATCTCTTTCCAAATATCTCCAACATATTCCGCAATTCTATCATAATGAGGTTCTATTTTTTTAACTTCTTTCCTTGCTTTAGTGACTCCAAGTTGTCTACCATTAAACCAGGGGGAAGTTTTGATATCAATATCACCGTAGTTTTTTTGAATGGTATTTAACTTAGAGACTCCACTTCTTGAGGTTTGATTAATTATTTTTTGAAAATTATCTGCACCAAGATTTCCCATCTTTGCTGCAGCATAATTCATACCTTTTCCGGTTTGAGAATATTCTAGTTCTACTTTTTTATTATCAACGTGATATTTTAATCTAATATGTTTTACCGAACCAGCAACAACTTTACCCCTAATTGAATTTGGATTTCTTCTGGCAGTGGATGCTTTCTGTCCCTTTGCAAGTTCAACAGTTTCTATTGTAAAATTTATTTTTACATCCTTATTTCCATAATCATATTCAATGGTGGGGTTGGGAGAATTTCCCAAACTAACTCTGGTAACAAACTCATTACTGTTAACAATATCAATGTGGGGAGTTTTCTGAGGTTTCTTTAAAGAAACTGGTATTATATTTCTTTGCGAAAATTGATCTGCTAAAAATTGATTACAATACTCAAGAGATATTTTTGTTCTAGATTGAACTCTTCTGTTCAATCTTTTTAATGCCTGACGCCCCTTAAGGTTCATCACCCATATATCTGCTGGATTCCATTTGTCTGTTTTTGCCCCAGTTTTTGCTTTTAAAAATGCAGTGTATGGATTATTATCCGATGCTCCTCCCTCAAAAAGTTTATCATTGTATACTTTATGACTATTTCCAATCTTAAATCTTTTTTTAACCTCCATCATATTTCTACCTTGAGCATCAACCCAATTCAATCCCTTACTAACATCTCCTTTAATATATTCAACAAATCCAGAAGTAAAGGATTTATTAGTCAAATTTACACTTGACTGTGTAATCATATATCTTTTTACAGAAGCAACTATCTTTGGATTCAAATCAGATCCAGATATCAATATTTCTTTGGTCAATGCTTTATTAGTAGCAATAGAATATGAAAGGCATACTTGTGCCAAAATTTCAGTATAAGTTTCTGTATCTTTTCCAGAAAATCTTGCCATCTATCTGATGCTTTCTAACTATTTAGAATGGAGTTATAGGGACTCGAACCCTAAACCTCCTGCATGCAAGGCAGGTGCTCTACCAGTTGAGCTATAACCCCTTGAGAAAGTCCTTTTCGTTTTGATAGGGAACTGTTTCTCCTGTGTATAGTTTCCATCCCTCATGAAGTTCAGGAACTAACCATTGATCAACCCGATAACAATATTCCCAGTTAACGGGTTGAATACAATTCATTACCACTACAGACCAAAATGCTGCAGCATAATTAATGATCGTGGTCATCGGGAAGATTTGCTTCAATCTGTTCATCCAATTGTTTGATGAACTCACGGATGATTACTGTTTGCTGTCCTGGAAATTCGTAACTATCTTGTTTAGTATGTTGAAACAAGTATTGGCGAATCAGTGCAGCATCATGAAGATTTACTTCAAGATTAATTTTAGTATCGCAACTCATAGGTCTCCCTCTTTACGGTTCTCAGATTTGTGAACGTCAAACTCACCGCCAGGATAACGTGCTTTGAGTTTCTCCACGTTCATTTCAATAACTTCATCGAATGTGGTGTCAAGTGCCATACATGCCTGAGCAAGATACCAACAGATATCTCCCAGTTCACGTTTCATATGAAAGACATTCTCTTCGGTATATGGTTTGCCTTGAAGGAAGATCTTTTTGACAACCTCGGTGAATTCACCAGACTCAGCAGTAAGACCAAGAGCAGCAGTCATAAGTTGTGGCACATTACAATCTTAACTAACCTCAAGTTCACTAAGTCGTGCTGCTAGAATAGGCCAGTCAAGACTAGGATCACTAGTCACTCCTTTTACAAATTCAAGATACTTTTCGGTGTCTACGGTCATGTTAAATCAATAGGTTGTGTTTCAGATTCTGGAAGTTGATCATCAAAGTGCCAACTTCCACCAACTCCACCATTCATATTAACAACAATGTCTCTAGTGGGGAGTTGGTTGTTGGGAGTCACATCTACAATATCTCCTGGTAAAGGATTGTATTGGTAGTAGTGTCCATCCCATCTAGCATTTCTGCTATGAAGGAGACTGAGAGCATCTTTCTCCATGCCGCAATCAGCGATTTTTTCGCCTCTGGGATTGAATACTGAATAGTAACCTCTCATGAAAACTTGAACCCCTCAAATGATTTTTTAGGTTTTTGTTCTTCATTAGTATACTCTTCTTCTTGTCCACTGTCAAGAATGTCATCCTGTGCTGACTGCTCACAATCATACAGACGCATCTTAGCGCGATCAATACCAACTACAAAACGCTTGAAGATGGTTGGATCGTTATAACGATTCTTCAATTGCTTCACCATAATTTGTCCAAGCCCCTCAAGGTCATCTGTAGAAATAAGGGCAAACATAAGATCAGCAGTAGCAGGCAACCCAAAGGACTCACTTGTATCAGTAAGCTCCACATCAGAGCTGCCATAACCAGAACGAGTGGTCTGAGTGGCAGATACGATAGGGACGTTTGCCTCGCAAGCAAGTCCTCTAAGCTCTTCAGCAATTGCTTTGACAACAGTATATGAATTGACATTGCTACCTGCGCGATACCTTTCGGAAGCACATATATTAAGGTAATCAATGAAAATAATATCAGGTCTAAATGACTTCTTAAGTGCAAGTTCATTAAGAAGTGCCCTAAAGTGTCCCGCATGTGCGGTTGCAGTTGGATACTCCTTAATAATTAGGGACCCTTGAGTTTTTTGTGACAGTTTTGTCACCTTTTCCTCAAACATTACTTTAGGTAGATCTGTCAATTCCTGAATAGGGACATTGAGGAGATTAGCATCAATTCTCTCCGCAATTTTTTCTTCAGCCATCTCAGCCGTGATGTATAAGACGTTTTTTCCGCTGAGGAGCGCGGAAGATGCGACATGGCACATGAACAAAGATTTACCGACACCAGTGCCAGCCAGAGCAATGTTAAGTGTCTTGTTCGGGAGACCGCCTTTCGTAATCTTGTTAAAGTATTCGAGATCGAATGGGATGAGATCTTCTTTGCGATGGTATGATTCATATCTTGCCTCATAATCAAGTAAGTAATCGTGCCCAACATGGGCATCAAAAGAAACTGCTAATGCGTTAGAAAGGATTGATGGGATAGCATCTCTATCTTTTTCCTTATCTTTACCATCTGCAAGTGCAATGGACTCCATTAGTGCCAAGTAAATGGCACGATCACGACACCACTTCTCAGTGGTATCTACTAACCAATCATGGTCTGTTGGAGAGTCGTCAAGATAACTAATGAGTTTTGTAATTTCAGTAAAAGTTGTATCATTAATATCTTGTCGCTTCTCTACCTCAATACAGAGAACTTCTTTTGTTGCAGGTTGATTATACTCCTGAACAAATTTTTCAATCTCCTCAAAAACAATTTTTTGATTAGGATCTTCATAGTAATCAGATTTAATAAACGGAATTACCTTACGAAGATATTCCTCATTGTAAAGAAGATTTCTTAAAATCAGGATTTCAACTTTGTCCATGGGGTATATCAAATACAAAGGTTATTCTTGTCTCGTCACCGATATTAACGGTTCCATGAGGTAGTTTGTTATTAAACCAAAGGAGAGTTCCTGGTTCAACAATGACAGTTTCTTTGCCACAGAAATATTGATACCTTCCAAGTATAGAAAGGTGATATCTGTTTCTGCTCAGATAGTATGTACCTTCATCGATATGTGCTCCAACTGCTTCATCAATAGGGAGTGAAAGAAAGCCGCATCTGTGAATGTCTGCATTCTTAAATTGCTTGCGTATAATCTTTCGGATCTCACTGTGATGTGCATAGGCAGGAGTTTTAATGTTTATCTCCGAGTCTCCAACAAAGTCTTCTTTGTTTTTGACCCCACCCATTATAAGTTGAAGTGCGCTGATTGGCAAGTCTGCAAATCCTCTATCAACTAAGGACTGGGAGTCCTTCAGATTTTTCTGATGGTCCCAGTC